GAGGTAAAGCTGGCATGAACTGGGATATTTTCTGGTTGGTAGCTTGGATCATGGCTCTGTTCTTGACTCCGGTTATGGCCTGGCTGGCAGCAGTGCTGATCATGGTGTTCGGAGTTGAAGTAGCTCCCGGTAAGTGGAAGGCAGTAGGCTGGCCCGTACTTGCGGGAATAATTTTGGTGCTCGGATGGTTGTTATTAGTAGGATATAACATCATCAATCAGATCATCACACTAGCAGGAGGATAAGTTTTGGGATTGAGTTTTGCCGTGGAAAAGGCTAGCGCTGTTGATCGAATCAATAGCATGATTATCTTCGGAGAGTACGGCACGGGTAAGACCTGGCTGGCTAGCTCTGCGGATGAGATTGAAGAGTACGCACCCGTTCTAGTGGTGGACATTGAGGGCTCAGCGGCAGGTGTTGGTCGTCGTTATCCGAACGTGGATATCGTGGTGGCTGACACTCATGCTAAGCTTGAGTTCATCAAGAACGAGCTACTCACAGAGGATCATGAGTACAAGACAGTGATCTTCGACACGCTGAACGTGGCGCAGAAGCGAGCTAAGAACAAGTTCAAGTCCGACTTCCCGAACAACTCGTTTGCTATGTGGGATGCTCTTTCTGAGTGGTCCATGGATTTTGTACGTTCGATGCATCACGCACCGTTCATGGCAATCTTCATTGCTCACCCTCAGACCGACAAGGACGACAACACCGGTAAGCTGACAACCACTGTTAAGCTGGCTGGTGGAGCGCGTTCCGAAGTCCCCACCGTGCCTGACCTTATTGGTTACACGTTCTATACCACGGACGAAGAGACTGGTCAGCCGGTGCGAGCACTACAGGTTGGTCGCTCAGCAGGTGTGGTAACCAAGAATCGTTTCGGACTGCCGGATGTTATCGTTCCGCAGACCGGTAGTGAGGGTGTAACAATCTTTGACATTCAGTCCGAGATTATCAAGGCACGGGAGGCAGGCAAGTGAGCTTCGAAGTCTCTGGCGAAGTAGTAGCTGTCGAGTATGAATTCGATGGTGACTACTTCACGGTTAAGCAGGTAAAGCTAAACATTTTCGGGAACGAGTTTTATCTCGACCCGGATCAGGCGCACAATCTCCGACTGGATATTGATACTGCGTTGTTCGAAATTGGAGGAAATTAATGGTACGTTCTATTGGAGTTGACGACAAGGCGCTTGAGGGTGGTAACTTCGAGCCCATCCCGGACGGCACGAAGCTGCGTGTTTCTCTCTTCGAGATTGAAGAGACTACCGTGCAGAACGGTGACAACAAGGGCAAGCCTCAGGCTATGTACACCGTGAAGGTGACTGAGGATGGTCCATACAAGGGCCGCGAGGTCAAGTACAACTACTTCCCGCTGTTCGCAGGTGCGAAGAACGGATGGGTCCTTACCTCATTCGCTGAGGCTGTCGGCTGGAAGGTTGACAAGGACACAAAGGTTGTCGAGGTTCCTGACAACCTGGCGGATGCCCTGGGCACCGAGTTCATCGCCAAGTTCGGCACGACCAAGAGCACCAAGGTCAACCCCGAGACTGGTCAGCCGTACATCAACAACCGAGTGACCGGTACGCGCAAGATCAAGGCCGGTGCAGGCGCTATCACAGAGCCCGCAGAGAAGCCCGCTTGGGACAAGCTCTAAGCTAGTTGTGGTATCATGGGGAGTCGGTCTACGGATCGGCTCCCCTTAGCGCTTCTAGCCCAATGGAAGAGGCAACGGATTTAAGTCCCGTTCAGTCTGAGTTCGAGTCTCAGGAGGCGCACAATGAAATGGCATAAACATAAATGGACCAGAGCAAACGGTGATAACAGACCATTTTGTACTGTTTGCGGTAAGAAAAAAGACTGGTGGTATGATCCTAGGATCGGACACTTTGTAGCATACGGCGGAAGAATTAGCAAGTAAGGGGTAGAGTGGAAGCCAAGAAATTCTTCGAGGTAATTTTTGGGGACGGTGAAGGCGAGGCCGTCCTCGTTCTTCCTAACAGAGAGGGGAAGCCTACTAACGACTTCTGGTTCTCGTACCCAGAACAGCTTGAGGAAATGGCTGACTTTGTGTGGTCGAATGAGCACGCAGATGTATGGTTCAGCCCCGCACTGTTCCGTGAGCGCGACCGCCACAAGGAATATTCACAGCGCCTAGGAGTATTGGGCGCGGACGCTGACACATGCGAGCCAGATAACTTCCGCGTCTATCCTGACATTGTAATTGAGTCTAGCCCTGGACGTTTTCAGGTCTACTGGATTCCGTCAGACGTTGACGACTACGCACCCGAGGACGTAGCCAAGGTCAACCGCCGCATCGCACAGGTACACAAGCATCAGGGCTGTGACCCCTCGTACGTCAACCCGGCCAAGCTTATGCGCGTGCCGGGTACGTCGAACGGTAAGCACCCCGGCGCTATCGTGATCGTACAGAGCTACGATTTTACCTCACCGATTTCGGTGCAGGCAATGGACACTCTGTACCCTGAGTCTGAGGTAGCGGACGCATACGAAGCCAGCATCGGTGATATGCCGGATGATCTGGAAGAGTTCATCGCGCAGAACCGAGCCAAGCTTCTCAACGGTCTGCCCAACAGTGCAGGTCTACGTGACCTAGTGTTCAAGGCTCCACACATGGAATCTCGTTCAGAAGCATTGTTCAGACTCATGTGTGAGCTTTATCGTCTTGGTCTGGACGACAAGGAAGTAATGGCTGTCGCTTGGGGAAGCCCGAGCAACAAGTTCAACGGCGAAGACCCGCGAGGACTCAAGGGACTGTGGGACACCGCACTTCTCAAGGCTAAGACAGCGGCTTTCGATCCTGACTACGAGTGGGATATCGAGACGGCTTACTACGATAACGACGAGCCAGCTCCACGCAAGGAACAGCAGTTTGTTAAGAAGATTGACTTCCTGACAAATGAAGAGCAAGAATTAGTATCATCGATCCCTAACTTCATTGATGAGTGGGTGACCTGGGCAGGTACCAAGACGGACTCGCCCGCAGAGTATCACCGAGCAGCAGCTATGGCTCTGTTGTCGGCTGTGTATTCTGAGTTTGGTCACGCCACCCCGCAGTGGGGACCGATGAAACTTAACTTGTGGTTCATGGTGCTGGGTCGCTCGACCCTTGACCGTAAGTCTACGGCACGGTCGTACATGAACAAGGCATTCCGTGCCTTGAAGACTGAGGATTACAACTACAGTATCGGTGACGACGTAACGCCGGGAGGTATCTCTCTGGCGCTTCACGACCGAGGCAACAAGGCAACGGTGTTCGACCGCGATGAGGTACAGGGTCTATTCAAGGAACTTCTGCACCAAAGTTATATGTCCGGTGGACTCGAAGTCTTTACTAAGTTGTACGACGGCTGGTCCGGTGGTCGAGTTCGAGCATCTGGCGAGAAGAAAATTCAAGAGTCTGTTCCGGTTTCATTCATCATGTTCATGATGGGTATTCTCACGGAGTCTGCTGACGTTCTTACGGTGACAAACTTCCGATCAGGATTCCTTACACGATTCCTGTACGTGGTAGGACACCGCCCTGAGGGGTACGTTCCACCGCCCATCCAACAGAGCAAGGAAGAGGAAGACAAGTCCGATCCTGTGTTCGATGGAATGATGAGTCATCTGTCTCGTAACCGAGATTACTGGGAAATGTATGGAGGGGACGGCGACACCGTTCCCATCCGTGCCACTGACGAAGCATGGGCGCGCTACCAGAAGTTCGAAACCGACGTTAGAACGGCGGCTGGCAACACTCTGTATGCTGAGGTCATCGCTACCACGTCTGAGCGTACTACACACAGCACGCTCAAGCTGGCGGCTCTCCTGGCCATGGATGATCGTTCAAAGCGTATCGAGCTAAAGCACATGTTGCAGGCTATCGGCTACGCGGGTGAGTGGATCACTAATGCTATGACAATGGCGACTATGGTTTCCGAGTCTGAGTGGCAGCGTGACGTGGACAAGCTGGAACAGTTCATAAACAGCAAGGGTGGCATAGTGAGCTACGCAGTAGCCTATCGCCACTTCCAAGACAAGAGGCCATTCGAGTTCGAAGAAATGATCGCCGCGCTAGAGCAGCGCGGAGTTCTAACCCGAGAAAAGGATGGTTCACGATGGACATTGAAGGTGAGTTATGGCGACTGATATTTTTAAATTTGTGGTGAGGGACGAAGAAACCCGGCAGATAATTGCTGGGTTCACTACCTCAACTGCGGCAAATAGTTATGCCGGTGACCTGTACTTTAAGACAGGCAGAACTTATACGGTGGGACCAAATGACCGACAAAGCAGAAGCACTAAGAGTAGCAACTGAATACAATGATAGAATCCGATTCGGATTGAAGGTCGATAAGTCGAGGGCCGCTGGGGAACTAGCGGCCTTTGGCTTATTCTCCTGGCTTGAGATTAGCATGATTCTGGATACCTCTGTAGATTTTGTTAAGAGGGCCGAGGGCATGCACGGAAATCTCTCACAGCCTCAGCGTGTCTGGAATATCCACAGCCTGTCCGCGTTGTACCTAGTGGCTCTGAACTACCGCGACGGTAAGGTATCTACTGCACTTATCCGCAGGCTGGCAGAGAACAACAATAGCTTGCGAGCTATTTCACAGCTAACGGACATTCCGATTGAGAGATTGAGGGAAGTGATGAATGACTAGATTCTGTTATGTCTACAGCGAGCAGGAACTAACCCCTCGTGCCGCTGACACTATCTCTACAATCAAGAAAGAAAATGGCTGGGATGATGTAACGTTCTTGCCCGCCGATGGTATGGTTTACGGTAAAGTTCTAGTGTTCGGTAGTCGCGCGCCTGAGGGTGTGTGGGACGGCGTAGAGTTTATACACACCTATTCGGTGGCTCAAATCATGAGCAAGGCTAACGCCATTACGGTGCTGGATGCCGCACTCAAGATGTATTTCAACGGCAAGCACGAGCCCACAATTAATGCTAATCTTAATTGGTTGTGCGCCATTGACGTACCGCCAGTTTCATATTCATTTCAATATGATCAGCCAGTAGCAATAGATATCGAGACAGACGGTAACTTAGGCAAGACTCACACACCGGATGAAGTCAACATCATCAGCATTGCTATGTACGACGGCGGTCAAATTCCTATTGTGTGGGTGAATCCCGCTGAGGATGGTACCTGTCTGCCACTCTCGGCTGAGCAGATAGCGATGTTCCGAGAGGAACTACCCAAGTACACAAAGCTGATCTTCCAGAACGGCAAGTTCGACCTCAGGGTTATGGAGCGAGTGCTTGGCGTTAAGCTATGCAACTGGTTCGATACCATGCTGGCGCACCACGTTCTCAACATGGCGGCAGGTGAGCACGGACTCAAGATTCTGGCCCAGAGATATCTCGGCGCGGAGGATTGGGAAACTGGCATCAAGCAGTACACCAAGGGTGGCGGTCACTACGAGCGCATTCCTTACACAATTCTGGCCAAGTATAATGGCTGGGATGTGTACTGGACGTACCGTCTCTGGGAGTTGTTCGCACCGCAAATCGAGGCAGACGAGAACAATCAAATGGCTTTCATGCTAGAAATGCAGGCCGCTGATATGCTTCTCAACGTAGAACGTAACGGTATCCCGTTCTCTATCAAGGCAGCGACAGAGCTTGCCGCTGAACAGGAAGCTATTATGGAGGATCGCAGAGCACAGTTGCGTGACTTGACTATGCGACCCGAGTTCAATCCTAATAGTCCTCAGCAAGTCAAAGCCGCACTGAAAGAATGGGGTATCGACGTAGCTTCGACGGCTGTTGAAGTGATCGAAGAACTTACGGACAGCACAGGGTCTGTATTCGTTAAGTCATTCTGTGAGTTTTTGTTGGAGTACCGTAAGGCATCCAAAATCAAGGGTACGTACGCTGAGGGCTGGATGAAGTCAGCGCGTATCGACGGTAACGCACAGTTCAGAGTACATCCTACGTTCCTAGTACATGGAACATCAACAGGCCGTCTGTCGTCTACCTCGCCAAACGCACAGAACATGCCTAGGAATAAAGAGGTCAGAAAGATTGTTGCATTGAGTAGCGGGGGAAGCTAATGGGTACATTTACATTTGTCAGCTATAGTGGTCCAGACGCAGGTATAGTGTTAGTTAAGATGCTGGCAGATGGTGTGCCCGAGGCCGAAGTCCATGATCTAGAATCCGTGGAGGAAGAGCGCAGGCCGATTGGGTTCCAGCCTAATCCTGAGTCTGACGACGAGGAACCTGAGGAAGGTGACGATGACGAAGGTGATGATTAATATTGACCTGAGTCAGGCGGAGCTTAGAGTCATGGCTATCCTCAGCGGAGACAAGTGGCTACAGGAAGCTCTACAAGAAGGTGCAGGAGACTTCTTCAACACTCACCTAATGCCCGTAGCTTATCCAGCCAAGGTGAATAAGTACGGCACGGTGGATAGATGGGAAGAGCATGCACCGGTAGAACACAAGGAATGCCGTACTATATGCAAAGCCGTCGTGTACGGTCTAGCATTCGGTCGGCAGGCACCCGCTATCGCTCAGTCTCTTGGAATGACTACGCGAGAAGCGCAGAAGATTATCGATGCCTTCCTGAGTAAGGCGCATGATCTGGACCGTTTCCGTCAGGAGATTATGGAAGCGGCACGGGTGCCGTCCAAGCGGGATATTCTAATTAACCCTTTCGGTCGCCGCTTTCAATCCGAGGTAGTAACTACAAAGAACTACAGAAACATTCAGCGAGAAGCGTTGTCGTTTCTGCCGCAGTCCACGTCCAGTGACATTATGATTGCTACAGCTATTCGAATCTATCCGAACCTAGAGCAGGCAGGGTACAAGATGTTCAATCTCGTACACGATGCTATGATGCTTGAGGGTGACGTAGAGGGTGCTGAAATGATCGCAACGTTTGTCGGACAAGAGCTGCGTAAGACAGGGGAAATGGTTCTCGGCAACGCCGTGCCGTTCCTCAGTGATTGGTCGGTAGGCCAGTCGTGGGCCGATTTGTCATAGAGAGGAAGACACAATGGCAGGTGCTAGCAAGAGTGAGATTATTAAGTTCGTTAAGGAAGAGATTTCGGAGACTGAAACAGCATTGGGATTTGTTGTTTCCGAGCTAGCGAAAAAGACCACTACACAATTCAATCGCGTGTATCAGCGCAAAAAGTCTGAGTATGAGGGCGCACTGTGGGCTCTCAATGCGGTACTAGAACTGGCGAACGGAGTAGAAAATGAAGATCAGAATTCTGAATGACTATCAGTACGAAGGCTACGAAGAATTCGGTGAGCCTATCGCTATCGGCACGGTGATTGAGGATGCCGAACTCTATGACACCCCCTGGTGGGTCAGCGAAACAGAAGACGACGTGGATCAGGGGAAGTCAGCCGTCTACGCTCATCCCGTTACCGGAGAAGACTGGATCAGCTACCCCGGAGCATTCGAAATCTTGGAGGCATAACATGGCAAGAATCAATGTGACTGGATCGGCGCACGCCGCAGTTGAAACCGAGAATGATATTCTTGGAGCGCTCGCAGAGTTCTCTGCTCTGGTGCAGGAAGCCGTGCTTACTGACAAGCGTAAGTACAGACTCAACCTGAGTTTTTCGGCATACGAAGAAGACGGCACGGATCAAATAGGGGACGTTTTCTGAGTACCAACGACGAAGGGCCGGACGTAATCAAACGTCCGGCCCATTACACTGAGCATCCATCTGGTATTGAGCCCATTGAGATTACAAAGCATGAGTCTTTCTTGCGGGGCAACATCATTAAATATGTGTTGCGAGCACCGTATAAGGGTAGCGAGCTACAAGACCTAAAGAAAGCTAGGCAGTATCTAGACTGGGAGATTGAGAGGGTAGAGAATGCCGAAAGGAATTCTTAGGGAGAGGATTTATTTCTCAGGGGCTGAGTCTCTATATGCTGAGCTTGAAGCCCTAGACCCGGCCTTCCGCCGCGCCGCTGGTATTGTAGATGTAGACTACGAAGACGTGCTAACGTTCAGCGGAGGCTACAGACAATATACTATGATTCTTGAAGCTGAGATAGACGTTTCTCCCTAAGCTTAAACGCTGAGGCTAGAATGTCCCAAGGATCGGTGGAGCTTGTGCGAACCGAGTAGTCGTGACCATCAATTGTCACACTCCACCGATTCTTGGACGTTTGACTGATTTCTAAGTAGTCGAATTTCTTGTCAAGCTTATTGATAACAGCCCAATACACATTTGAATTATCCATGAGACTATTCTAATGTATCTATTAACCTTTGTCAAGGCGCTGGAAATGTGATATACTAATACACATGATGAATTTGCACGTTGAACTCCCCGCATTTGAGGATGCCTACGTTTAACGCGCCCTGAAACCAGATCAGACCCGGCGCTCAAGACACTTGACACCGGGTTCTTTGTATGATATGGTAGTTCTACAACTTGATACGGGCCTGTAGCTCCAATGGTAGAGCAACGCTTTTGCAAGGCGAAGGTTCTCGGTTCAAATCCGAGTAGGTCCACAACAAGAGGGGGCACTCTCTTGGGGAATGGCGGAACGAACGTCGGTAGCAATAGCCGACAACGAAACGCACATGCGGAGTCACAATCTCAAGACATATCTGAGGGCAAGCTGCTGAGGATATGGGGGCGAGGACGGGTTTAGCGGCCTTGAACGTGATTTGCTTAGCGGCTAACGTATGGTCAGACAGTATTTATCAGCCAAATGATTGCCTGTCTGTGTGGGTGGAGTCCCACTTCCCACTTTTATGTCGGGGTGCAAGTAACGGTAACTGGCCAGCCTCATAAGCTGTGCGACTGAGGGTTCGATTCCCTCCCCCGCCACGGAATAACTCAACAGTGTTTAATCATGGCCGTCCAAAAAAGGTTAGCGAGGACGGCGGAAGCGGATGACAAACCAGTAACCTTGCGGTGCGAGCGTGTCGCTCAAACCAAGACCCACACTAGTAGACCATGCTAGGGTTGTAGCTGTTAGGTCATCCACCCCTGGGTGTAGCTCAGTTTGGTCAGAGTGTTTGCTTTGGAAGCTTAAAGTCGTAGGTTCGAATCCTGCCACCCAGACTGTGAACGTAGTTCAATGGTAGATAGCCTGAATGTGAGTCAGGAAGATGCCGGTTCGAGTCCGGTCGTTCACCCCAAGGCTGTATAGTGAAAAGGTCATCACACCTGTCTGTCTAACAGGTAGTCGGGGTTCGAGTCCCCGTACGGTCGCCAAGCTCCCATAGTGTAATGGTAACATCGCTGATTCTCAGTCAGTGGTCAGGGGATCGAAACCCCTTGGGAGTACAGAGGAAGGAAGCGCTAGGCTACCAACCTGCCAACAATGTATGACTCAGTAGCGTAAGTCCCTTGCGGGCGGTGAACAGAATAGTGACATGAGGTAAGGTGGAAGCCTAAGCGGGCCGGATTCCGATGAGGGTTGGTTACCCTGGGCCAGCGCAAGGCTGAAATAACCTGAGGGCGGGGACCGTGCCGAGTAGCTGTGGTTGCTAATGCCAGGCGAAGCGGTATTAAATGTACCGATTGAGGATGCGTCACGGTACCCGCCTACATAGTCCTATAGTGTAAAGGTTAGCACGAGAGTTTTTCACACTCTTAGTTAGGGTTCAAGTCCCTATAGGATTACGGCATCGACGGTAGGTTACTGGGCTAGCGCTGTAAACGCTTCGCACTTGGGTTCGAGTCCTAACGGTGTCACGCAAGGGCGGTTCGAAACGCACCTACCATGTGGCCCGCATGAATGTGATCCCCCGGACGCTGTTAAAGGGGAAGGGCACTTGGCTTTCAAGCTCTAATGGTCTGAGCGTAGGTTTGAAAAACCTGAGGGTAGGGTTCGAGTCCCTGGATAGCCACACAGAAAAACACAACAATAGGAGGAAACATGGGCGCTGAATTTTATGTTCTGATTGACCGTAAGACTAACAAGGTAGCACTCATGAAGAGCGGTAAGCCATTCGTATACACTACCTTGAAGACGGCACGGATGGGTGCTAAGTACTTGGGCTTGAAGCGCAAGACTAAGTTCAAGGTTACGCCCCGGTTTACCGGAGCTATTGTTACATAATTTAATACGCACCACTACGCCAACGGAAGAGCGTACCGCCTCAACAGCGGAGGGTTCTGGGTTCGAATCCCAGGTGGTGTACGGCTCGGTATCCCAACGGTAGAGGAAGCGGTCTTAGAAACCGTTCAGTGTGGGTTCGAATCCCACTCGGGCTACGTTTGACACAACACAGGAAGTATGGTATACTAGTACACATGTTCACAACGATCCAGTCGAAGCGCACCGGCAATAACGTCGGGAACTTTGTGCTGGGTTAAATTCCTCCTTTCTGTGTTGATTACAGAGGCCCGGTACCTTACAAAGGAACCGGGCCTCTAACATTTGGAAGCTCCGACATTGGCGTGTTATACGGTCTTGAAAACCGGTAAGCCGCAAGGCAGTGTGGGTTCGACTCCCTCAGCTTCCGCAGCATAATTAAATACTTGGGGCACCACAAACGATTTCCCGAAGGGGGGAAGTCAGACGATGAGGCGAGTACCCATTCGTGTGGTGTCCCAACTAGGAAGGTAGAACAGGGTTGGTGCCCTGGCCTGTTTGCTAAACAGATCGTACCGAGAGGTATGGAGTTCGACTCTCCCACTTTCCGCTGGCCTAAAGCATTATGGTGATGCACTTGACTCTTAATCTCGGGATCAGGGTTCGATTCCCTGTGGGCCTACGTGGTAGTAGTGTTAGTGGTATAGCACGTCAGTCTTCCAAACTGAAAGGCAGAGTTCGAGTCTCTGTTACCGCACTCGTCCGTGTACACGATATCGCTCTGGGACGCTAAGCTGAGCGGGCTGACAACCTACTGTCACATGTGGTACTAGTGTTAGTGGTTAGCACAAGACGTTGCCAACGTTTTAGGGTGGGTTCGAGTCCCGCGTGCCGCACATGGGATACAAAAGGACAGGGCGTCCTACTGGTCGCCCATCAAAGCACACAACTGAACAGTGGAATGAAGCTAAGAAACTCTTAGAAGACGGAGCAAGCTATCGAGAGACAGCCTTGACAACTGGTATTCCGAAGAGTACACTTAGAGATAACCTTCCGGGTTACGGATGGTCGGCACAGGAGGCAGGTCGTTTCCGTGCCATGCTGAACAAGTCACACATATCCAAGGAAGTGTGGGATTTGAACAGACGTAACAACGGATAACGCCGGTATAGCTTAATGGGCAAAGCATGTGTCTTGTAAACATAAGTCGGGAGTTCGAATCTCCATTCCGGCACGGTGAGGTAGGCTACTGGGTATGCCCCTCACAAGGGACTGAGACTAGACCCAGGCTAGTCTCACTCCTACCCTCCTGTCGTCGGGTGCGGACGGCTCTCTTACACGGAGCCAGGCTAGGTTCGATTCCTAGTGGGAGGACAGTGGGTGATGGTACGCGCCTTCCCTTATCTAAAAAGGTAAAAGCGGCCAGTATTCTCACGTAGCTAAATGGTAAAGCGCTTGACTGTTAATCAGGTGATTGTTGGTTCGAATCCAGCCGTGAGAGCAATACGCGAAGAACTGCCAAGCACAGGCCCGGTAATGCGCCGGTAGCGTAGATTTGCCTTCGTAAGCTAAAGGATAAACTACGACGCTACGAACGTCATATTCTAGGTTCGAGTCCTAGCGGGGGCACCACCAACACAGAAAGTAGGAGTAGAATGAAGAGAATTATCAGTGTAGTACTTGGTGCATCGTTGATCTTTGGTCTTGGAGCAGTGTCAGCAAGCAACGTGTTAAACACCCCCAAGCCTCAGGCACCGGCAGTTGTTAAGCAGACTCAGTTTTGCCAGACGTGTTTCTACACCTGGAACCCCAAAACTCAGTCCTACGTTCGGACTTGCTACCTAGTAGTTTGTCACGCAGTATAATTCAATAATCCCGGTTGGTGTAATCGGCAACACGACAGACTCTGAATCTGTAGTACGAGGATCGTAACCTTGGCTGGGAGCTTTACGCGGGTGGGTTGCTGGCATCCCATTCTGACTTTGAATCAGAGCCACGCTGGTCCGATTCCAGCCCCGCGTGCCGAGGGTGTATAGCTGAGATGGATTAGCTCTTGCCTTTTAAGCTTGAGAGGTGGGTTCGATACCTACTGCACCCACAATTTAATACGCGGAGGAAGCACGCTGGTATGTGCAACTGTCTTATTAACAGCAGGTAGGCGAGTTCGATTCTCCCCCTCCGTACGGTGGACTGGCCGAGTGACTAGGTACAGGATTGCAACCCCTGGTAGGTGAGTTAGAATCTCACGTCCACTTCCACTTGAACAGATAGGAGTAGAATATGTCGTATAGCGAAAACATTGCATATCAGCCCGAGAAGTTTGGGCTTGAGTTTCATGGCTCGCTCGACCTTGAGGACGAGCCTTATCAGTTTTACATTGTAGGTGTTTGGGAAGGACCGGAGGGATTCTATATCTCTACGGACAGCGGGTGCTCGTGCCCTTCGCCGTGGGAAAACCACATGAGCATGGAAGACCTTACAGGTCCGCTAACACGCGAGCAGGCTCACGAAGAGATTACCTCTCTTTGGAACAACTCTTATTACAAGGGTTCGCTACCAGAGCGTGACCTAGAGCAGTTTCTAGCGAGCTTCTGATAATTTAATACCCCCTTGGAAGGATCACCACGGGTGTTCTAAGCCTTTAGGTCCGGGTTCGACTCCTGGCAGGGGGGCCATAGCTAAGACTCCAATTTGGTATAGGTACCGTTCTGATAAGACGGAAATACTGGGTTCGAATCCCAGCTTAGCTACAGGATTCTGTGGTAAAATAGAATAGATATAGCCCCACATAAGTAGCCCTGGTACGTGACTCGCTCCGTGCCGGGGCTACTTCCATCTATAAGGAAGTTAACAAGTAGTGGTAAAAGTTTTCAGTAAACCAAATTGCAAGCAGTGCGATATGACCTACACGGTTCTAGACGCACGGGGCATTAGCTATGAAAGCACAGATGTAACAGAAGATGAGGAAGCCTACAAGTTCATCACAGAGGACTTAGGTTACATGCAAGCTCCCGTTGTCGTCAACGGGGATCAACATTGGTCCGGGTTCCGACCCGATCTGATCAATAACATCAACTAAGTTGAGCCGCCTACGGGCGGCTTTACTTCTGCTAGCACTCGTGCTAGACTTGGAGCGCTATGTATATTACTAGAGAACAAATCGAGAGTACGGCGCATTTAAGTAGTCGCCAGGCCGCACGTCAGTTAGGTGTGGCTAAGACCTCCATCAACAAGTACCGTAAACAGTACGGCACGGAGCGTAGGATTGAACTACCAAATGCGCGGGTACTCATTATCGATATTGAGTCTAAGCCGGGTAAGTATTACTCGTGGGGACCGAAGGCCGACTGGCTCTCGCCCGACAAACTAATCGAACCCGGTGGAATGCTGTGCTTCGCCGCTAAGTGGTTAGGCGTAAACGAAACGCTGTTCTACAGCGAGTGGGAGGACGGCCTAGAAGGCATGGTCAGAGAGGCCCACAAGCTTCTCTCGCTGGCTGATATCGTCATCACCTACAACGGAGACAGGTACGACGTAAAGAGGCTCAACAACGAGTTCCTGCGGCTGCACATGGCCCCACCACGACCGTACCGTAGCATCGACCTGTTCAAGACCAACAGAGCTAAGTTCGATCTGCCGTATAAAAAGCTGGACTACATCGCACAGGTTGTCGGTGTCGGACAGAAGGTCAAGCACGAGGGATTCGGACTGTGGATCGCTTGCATGGACAATGACCCCGAAGCTCAGGCCAAGATGCGAGAGTACAACATCGGTGACGTAGTTCTAACCGAGAGTCTGTACGTCAAGCTGTTGCCGTGGCTGTCCAACGTACCTCATATGGGTATGTTTGCAGTTGATGGTGGCCAGTGCCCCTACTGTGCCGGTGAGGTACAGGAAACAGGTCACACAACGCACACATATGTACAGGAATATGAACTGTTCCAGTGCGTGAACTGTGAGGGTTGGTCACGAGGTACACAGCCTATTGGAGCAACACAGGAAACTAGGAGGATCGTATGAAGACTGCAAAGGATTTTGCGGAGCTTGCCAGCGAGGGACTTGAGGTTGCGTTTGAGTTCCTTGAAAAGGGCGAGGGAGACGAAGCTATCGTTACGTTGCTGAGTGGTATCCTTACCGGACAGGCTCAGATGCTACTTATGCTAGAGCGATTGGTTGACAACCAGAAGCCCGCTGTGCTATAATAGTTAGTACAACAGTAAACGGTTTCGCCCTCGCGGCGTGAATCCACCGGTCAACTAAAAGGATTACAGGCTGGCGAACCCAAACGCTACACCTGAGCATGTGTCGATAAACTGCTCACATATCGCACGGTCTGGGACCAAGCGGGCCTCCAAAACCTGCTGTGCTGAGTTCGATTCTTAGGTGCGGTGCTGTCCTACCACAGGCAATCGGTAAAGACCGAGTTTGACTAAACTAATGCCTTAGTCAAACTCGGTCTTTTTTATTTACTTAAAATCTTAATACGCTTATTAAGTTGTTTATGTTTAATTAAACCTTATAAACTTCCTTTAAACGACAAGAACCCCCAGTCCGTAGACCGGGGGTTCCGTCAGATAGAAGACACCTACCCTTCTCTTGGGGGCGCTATGCCCTCTTGGGAAAGTTACTTGCCGTGCGTATCCTCTATCTCATAGACAACAGCAGTAGGCGTACCTGCCGTGAAGTCAGCATTTCCAATAGATGTAGCTAGTGACAGGATAGTCGCTAGCGTTGCACCACTCGCCACAAACAGCCAGTCTACGTCCTGTAGGACTACCGCGCTCGTGCCGAGAATGGCTACGAATGACTGGAAGAACGTCTTAATAGCACGCTCGCCAGCACCCTTCCAGAACTCTTTGGTCCAAAGCATTAGTTTACACTCTCAATCACACATTGATTATCTTCGCAACAACATCCGTTGTCACAGGTAATCTCTTCATCATCCATTATATCCTACTTTTGTTTTGTTATGTTTATTTCAGAAGTAGGAGGGTCGGAGTCGTAGAACATTCTCTCGTGCGGAGTCAGGTCCGTGGACCCGCCACTCTGCACTCGTCTCACATAGCCTCTGAATATGTCAATTAATTCGTGGGACCAATTCTCTAGTCTACGCCTCCACTTTCGTTCCATGTCAAGCTCAGCACTTTGGTAAGCTTGCTGCTGCCAAATCTCGTTAACATCAGGAGCACGAGTTTCTACCGCACCGCGCCTACGGTTCCAAAGACCGAAGGCACCTACGACCATCCCCCCAAGGATAACGCTAATGACTGGAACATACGGTGTTATAAGCTGGCTAATTTCTAGCGCCGAACCTATAAAAGATACGTTATCCGTCTCCATTTGTTGTCACGCGCTTCTTTCCGCTTTGTGCCGCTAGATAAACAAATCGGGTCATTGGCAGAATCCCGGCGATGAGTGCGACCGCACCCGCAAACTGCCTACCCAGGTCATGTTCGATAAAGCCCACAATATTAAGTCCTGCTATGTAAGCCAGGAAGAGCGCCGACATTGACAACGTTGCCCACTTTTCTAGCTGCTGCCAACGGTCGGTGATAGAACCAACAGCACCAAGTACAGCGGAAATTGCCAGGAGTCCCGCCCACACAGGAGTCCAGCCAGGGAATGTCGTGAGATTAAACACCGGCACGCCAGCGAAGAATGCTACTACCGAAGCGTATACGAACGCCATGTACGTACTTACCAAGGCAATACGCAAGACAATTACTGGCGACCATGCCCAAATCGCCAGCTTACTCTTAGGCTGTACCACTTCTAGATATCTTGTCGGCATTATAGTTCATCTACGAGTCTCGCTATTTGTTCTAGGTGCTCGTAGATTTCCTTCTTGGTTTCGTTCTCTGGCTCAGGCTCGGGCTCGGGGGGTAGCCCGGTAGCCGGGTCTAGCTCGCCCGTACGGAACTTCTCAGCGTAAGCGCGCACCTTCTGGGTGTCGATAAGAGAGCATGAAGTGCTGTAGAATTCCTTGTGCAGACGAATAGACTCGCCCTGTAGTGTCGGGTTCAGCTTCTCTACAATGTAGTGGAGGTAACCCATTGTCTTGTAGCCAAGATCGCTAGACGATGTGGTCATAAGAGGATCGTTCTCAGACTTCCAGGCGTACGGGTTACGTCCACCTGTTGTGAGAGCGTTCTTATTAAGCGGCACGGTGAGGGTCACTCGACCTGCCGATACAACGAAGTTAGCGCTCACGTCCTTGGTGCGGTTGAGGTAGTCAACATTCCCATCGTGTGTGCCGCCCTTGCCGGGTTCGTTCCACCAGTGCGTGTGCGACTCAATAGGGTTGTACTGAGTCTTGTAGTGCTTGAATGAATCTGTGTTCCACGTTGCCGCGCTAGCTACGTACTGCTGGTCAAGCTTCTCTTCGAAGCGAATCCAGACAGGGAAGTCAGCCGCCGTAGGAGACACGAGGTTAGGCGTATGCGATGCCTCGTCGCCCTCAGGAACCGGGTTGGGTCCGTTGTTGGGGAACCCACCAAGCTCGACAGCCTTAGCGTCAGTCTGAGGACCCCAGCTACCGTCAACAGTCAGCTTGTTAGCTTCCTGGAACTTAGCTGTAGCTACGGAGGTAGCGGGACCGTAGTCATTGTCGGCACCAGTCGGTCCTAGATCGTATCCACGACTGATAAGGAACTGCTGAATGTCCTTGGTAGGACGACTAGAAGCGTTACGACCATCGGTCGGGTACGTAGTCTGCGGCGGAGGCGGAGGGAACGCCTTAGCGTCCGTCTGCTCGCCCCACAGAGCATCAGGAAGAAATCCTACGCTGCGCTGGTAGACGAATGTACCGAGTGAAGTCTTCGGACCCCACTGGTTGTCAATCGGACCAACGCCGATACCCTTGCTTGTTAGGAACTGCTGAATCTCGGAAGTCGAACGACCCTCGACACGCTTACCGCCTTGCTGAATCGTCTTAGCGACAGCGATGGTTGCAGGACCGAACAGACCGTCGTTAGTCAGACCAACCCAAGACTGGAAAGTCTTGGTAGCAGCCTCAGACATAGGTCCCCAGCCGTTACCGACACCGCCAGTGTCAAGTCCGATAGATACAAGGAACTGCTGACGCTGAACGTCGTTCCAGTCGCCGCCAACTCCACCGGCAGGGCTGCCGCCTAGACCGACAGTAGCGTTCTGATCCATCCAACGCCACTCGTCCTGAGCGACACCATTGAGCCACATTTCAAGGTGAAGGTGAGGACCGGTAGAGCGACCGGTACTACCGACGTATCCTACAGTCTGTCCAACAACGACCCGCGTGCCGACACCCGCACCGTTGAGGTTAACAAGGTGGCAATACATAATCTTAAGACCATCATCGCGTGTGATAGTCTTGGTGTTTCCGGCGTTGTCATTCCACCAACCAGAGTACGTAATCGTACCGTTGGTGATTGCAGGAATGGCAGAACCGCTCGACTTAGGGAAGTCGATACCGCCGTGTCCCTTGTATGTTGACCACTGAGGGAACGGCTTAGGCATAAGTGCCATTAGTTCTCCTTGGTTTGATCTGGCGTTTCGCCGTAGCCCTCAGGCCCAGCCTCATCCATTGGTTTGTTGTCAGTCATTATTGAATCCCTCACAAAATTCCGTAGCAGGAGATTACTCCGCTGTAAGCGGAACCGGCTCCCATAGTTATTTGTAGACCGGTAAGTTGATCCCCTGAGTTCAGATTTGACGTGAGGGTTCCTACGCCAGTACTTCCTCCAAGTACTGTCCAGTCTGAAATCGAGTAAGTTTGTATAGCTGCATTGGGAGAGAACCAACGAGTGTGCGACGCTCCTAGTGTGCCCCAGTACGGAGTAAGGACACTTCCGAAGTCAGTCATACCAGTTGCTTGACTGTCGGCTCTAGCTCCCGCAATTAGAAACTGCTGTGCTCGGGAATATGTGCCTGCAGAAACAGCCGTCGTACCAACCAAACCGCGTACGGGACAGTCAACGTTTGCGTTTTTCGCGGTCCAAACTGCCCGAGTTTCATAGTTGCGAAAACGCGAGGAAAAAATACCCAAAATCTGTACTACTGTACCTGGGGCGACACTGGTGAATACGATTTCTCCGTTAGATCCGATTGACACTCCTGTTCCAGTGACCGAAGTGGGTCTAATCAAATACATGCCATTGTCAGCGCTGATCCAGTTGCTGCCGTCATCAAACCAAGTTCGATTCGTGTCGGTAGAGTAGTAAGTGCGTCCCTCTTGGCCTGCTGCGCCCTTAGCCGCGTCTAGTCCCCTGAACGCAGCCGCACCGTTAACAACATTATCGATAGCTGTGTTAGTGCTGGTGGCCAGAGAAGCGAAATGATTGGCTAGTGGAGTAAGAGTCGTACCCACGGTAGGGTAAACGATGCCGCGTGCTGTAGTTGCCATAAGTTATAAACCTTTCTTAACTATTCTATCATGGTCTGTTAATGTTACTGATTGTAAACAACAAACGCCTGTACTCTAGCAAACGAATCACCGTCGCCTTGAGCCACTTGGTTTGCAATAGCTTGTACTTCCACGTTGAAGCTACTAGTACCGTTGACTACTCGTGACTCTGATATGTGAAACATATCTCGCGGCGGCGATCCATAGTACGTATAGTTTGTGGTAACAGGCTGAGTTGCCACACCATTCACTACTAGTCTGGTATATGTAACCTCTGCGTACGGCACGGTGGTATCGACAATGATGCCGTCCGCGACTACAAACAAAGAAGTTTTAGTATAACCCTCAGGCACCGGAACGATGAAGGAAGCCATTGTTGTGTAGGACACATTGCTTATTGAAAAACCAGTATTTTGATTTCCATAAACGGCGCTGGCGGCTGGCAGCGTGTTAATGTAGTTGGCCAGTACATCTACCTGCTGAGCCAGAGCTTGAAGAGTAATATTACCCTGCTGAATCTTAAGGCGAATGTCCTCGTAGGTTCTGGCGATTTCCGTATTCATGGCTTGAATACCGCCAGTAAGTTTGCGCGCTTCTACGGCTGCATTACCAGGCAAATCCTTGGGCTCTGGAATAATCATTTGAAACACACCATCACTGTAAGATAACAGAAAATTTCAGTAACGCTAGCGCCCGCTGTTGCAGACACTTGCGCTGTAACGGTGAAGGATGGTCCTGACACTACGCGAGCAATAGATACACCTGAGCCAATATAGTTACCAATCATGGAACTAAGGTCATAAGACCCATTAACACCAACACGAGTGAAGTAATATTGAGCGCCGGTTGTGTAACCGGCCAGGTTGACCTCACCAAAAACCATAACATCGGCGGTAGTTTTTCCCTCAGGAAAATCGTAGGTACCGCTGAATGCTGTGAAGTAGTTGCCCGTACCCGAGCCTGTAAAGCCGGGAATATTCTTTTCGTTGATGCTGTACATCTGAACCAGCGGAAGGTCACCTACTTGCGTATTAAGGGCGCTAATTTGTTCGGACAGCAATCCGATAGTAGCTTCCTGACCCTTACTAAGTGCTCCTAACTGTGACTCAGAAGCAGAGATAGTTGAGTCGGTTTCCTTTAATAGTTGCTCCATCTTAGTGCCCCAGACCTGAGAGCCAGGCGGTAAGTTTGACTTAGGAACAACCATGTTAAACCTTACTAAAAGTAATAAACGAGTTACAGTTAGCTACATTGTTGGGCGTAGCATTGACGGGAGTACTGTCCATTCTAACAAGATATTTAATATCGTATTGGCCATTGGGAACAGGCGTCCAGCTAATCGATGTGCTGACAAACGACGCAGCCTGCCCGTTACAATACGCATAAGCTTGGTGGTAGTAAACGCCTCCCACAGACACGGCATTGATTACGTAGATGCTCTGCCCCGAGTTAGGGTTAACGTCAAACTGACCAACCACACTCACGCGATTTTTTCCGGGCGGCACTCTAAAGGTATGAGTTATCAATGCCTCATATTCTACATTGCTCACGCCAAAGCCGCTAACATCATCACTATAAACTTCTGTGGTGGTAATACGATTCGTGTAGTCTGCAAGCTGCTGGTACTGGTTAAGAACCCCTTCGAGTCCTGCGGCTAGCTGCTTATAGTCCGCCGTGCCGTTACTACGAAAGCGCTCAATAGCCTTACGTTGCTCATCGGTTTTCGTATCCATAGTACGCCACCACGGCATAGTATCCGGGGCAGTGTCTAAACGATTAATGTTAACGGTCATATTCATCATCCACATATGGTAGAGGTATAAGAGCAAAGTCACTAAAGCTGAGTCCATCATACAAAGCATCGAAATCAGCAAAGTCCATACCTGGATTCATACCCGCAGACTCATCGAAATCTTCGAATGTAGTATCAGCTTCCGCCATATATGATACACCATCAGGAGCAATTGTGGTAGAACGAATTCTATATATGGCGCGGCGGAACTGAACACGAGCACCCACGGCGTTACCGAACACCTGGAATTCAAATGTATCCGCGACCTTATCATACCAGAACTGATCGAAGTCACCGAACGTATCAGGTGACGGCCACTCGGCATCAAAATCACCGAACGTCAACAAAGATTCGTCATCAGCATACTGATCGAAGTCAGCAAACAAAGCATAATCAAATGACTGCTGCGTCTCTCCTGGTCTATTAATATCAGCCTTGGAAATGTTGATGGTACGTGTTGGTGCTGACCACTTACCGGTTACATCTAGCGCTACGTCCCATGCTTGCCTAACGTCCTTGACGAAGATGTTATCGACAGTCACGCCTACATCACGAGAAGTACTTGCCTCATCTACGCCGGTAGGAACAATGATCGACTCTTGCTTGTAGAACAAACCGGTGCCCTGAATGCGTAGGCTGGAATAGTAATCACTGGGACCGGCACTGACAGCAATACGATAAGGCGCATAGCGCGCTGCGTCACCGGTTGCGCCTACGACAGTAAGGTCAATGCTCTTACCGTCTTCACCAATAGCTACCGTCAGCTTTCCGCCGTTGTTTGTCCACATAGCTACGGGAATAGGCAGTCCGTCGTTACCGGCAACGGTGTAACCACTAGAAGGGCCGGTGTAATATCTCGGCATGCTTGTGAACATTGTCGGTTGAACTAGACTCACGAGACTAATGTCAACAGGAATGTTTACTTCAAGAGTTTTACCGGCATCTACCGTGTACACAGGAACGTCTTCGTTCCACCCATCCTGAGGGTACACCATCTTGTTTGTCTTGTACTCAGAATTGTAGTAGTAAATCTCTACCTGCTGGGCAAGGTCTATGTTCTGAACGCTCCACGACTCAGATACGTTGTTAATCTCAAGAGCGCGACGTTCGCGGACAGGTCTAACCTGCACCGTGCCGCGCACAAGAGCAATCTCAGCCCCTACTGTTACCAATAGTTCCTTGATCTTGGTCCAGAGATCACCTTCCCAGCCCTGAGCCAGGATAGGAATACTGCTCAATGTAGTATCTACAGCAATCTCTGTGGTGATACCACCCAGTCCGAGATAGTAGTAAAGTACGTTTGAGAAGGTGTCGTTCACAGGATCGGCACGGGTGTCGATGACGAGGCGACCAAGACGTGAGTCAGCGGTGATTGACATTACTCGGTCGTTAGAAGTAATGGCGTTGATCTTACCTTCGGTGTTTCCTCGGTCACCATCAGTTAGCTTAACAGTGTCGTTAAGCAGCAACACAGAACCCAGTCTGGCTGGGTCATCAATAGCACCGAACGAAATCTGTCCAGCACCACCACTGCTGTCCGATGCCTCTACAGGAGTGGAGTCTTCGGAAACACTGTACTCGGTAATGTTAGCCTTGGCACCGGCAAACTGACCGTTACCGACAATCTCTACTTCTATCGCCATGACCAAGCCTCTGTCTCTACCATTTCAGCGCTGACTCCCACACGGTCCAGAGCGGCGCTGTATTCGCTCACAACGGGCTGGGAAGCGAAGGCTAGCCCCGACTGACCCTGACCCGAAATAAAGCCGCCAGATTCGATTACAGCGCCGTCTGGGAGCACCTGTACCATGAGGCCCGACAGGATCAGAGAACCGGTTGATGCTGAGCGCATTGTCAGAGTGATACCGATGTACGAATTTCCGCTGAATGTAGCGTTAGTTCTGTCTGACGTGGCCGTGGTCAAAAGTGTCAGGTCTACCGGCGTGTCGGAACCTGTTGCAGATATCTCGGGGATGACACGAACCGTAGCAGAGCCGCTGGCTAGCTGACCGTGAGCACCAACGTACGCTGTGTGATTCGGAGGGATCGGAATGAAGATACTCGGCACGCGGGAGGAACTAGTAAGGCTGTACTGCGCTGATTCCACGGGATACCCGTTAACGCTGCCGCTGCTAACTAGAGTAGGTCTTACGCTGTCTACGATTACCGGGCCGTCATAGTAATTCATAAACGGAGAAGCCCAGTAAGCGGGAAGAGCGTTGCGACCGATGTTGAATGGGTTACTGTAGTAGATGTAGCCGTTGCCGTATACACCATCTGCGTAATCCAGCACCGGCTGAATCTCTTCGAAGTTCTTCATGTTCCACGCAAAGTTGTAGCGCTTGTGCGATGTTTTTGAGCGTCTAACAAATGCGCCACCATTGGTAAAGACCACCTGGCTTTGGTGTCCCTGCTTACCTGCCGATACATTGACGGCAGGGGCAGGAATCCATTGCATATGATCCTTAGTACCGAACCATACTTCTGACATTAGTTAGAGCCTCTCTTAGCTGACACGAAGTTAGCGCCGTTAGTAGCTTGAGCTACCACGCGACCATCGATTGTCAGTGTTACATTACCCGCCGCTGCCAATAGCGCGCGGTCTGTCGCAGACAATTCTACTACACTAATTCCAGAACCGGTTCCTTGAGCAACAGGAGTCTTACCGCTGTTAAGTGCATTAAGGAACGGTAGACCCAGACGCGATGTATTCTGCGCGTTGATAACGAATTCCTTACCGTGGACAAGACCAGCAACCTCATTAGTAGCGTCGTCACCTGTGTAACCACCGCTACGGAATAGCTGCATGCCGGTCTTAACGTAAGCACCCGTAGCAGTATCACGCATCTGCCAGGTTCTCGTCTGGTCATTGAATCCATACTTGAAGCGGCGAGCGAATTCGTTACCCAGCCAGTAGCCGTCCGGGATGCTGACTCCACCCATGCCGTAGCCACCGCCACCACCGGAACGAATAGAGTTAGCCGCGTTAACTGCCGCCCTGTGTGCCGCAGCCTCGAATTCGTTAAGCGCCTGAATAGCAGGATTGACGTTAGCGGCTACTGTTACGTTACGCGGAACTCGCTGAATAGCTAGCGCCACGTCATCGAATCCAGCGGCGTATGTCTGTAGCTGGTCGTAGCTATAGCCCATCGCAAGGCCCTGCTGGATGAACTGAGCGCGAAGCTCCTGCGTCTTAATAGCAAGTTCAGCCTGCGACATGCCAGATGAAGCGTACGATCCAATTAGGTCTTGGTATCCCTCGACCAGACCAAGGATATCGGCGCGGTTCTCAATAGCGCTTCGGCTATTTCCTACGAGGTTCCTGTCCATTTCAGCAGCGGCATCTGCTGCCTTCTTCTGCTCAGCCGCAAGCTCAGCATTGTTCTTGGCAATCTCGGCAGAGATATCTGCGGAGCGTAGGCTGTCACCATAGGACTCGGCTACCGTCTGGAAGTATGCCAGGATGTTGTTGTCGCTGGTAAGCTCCTGCATACGAGCCTGGGCCTCTGCAATGGACTGATTGGCGTCATCGATAGCCTCTTGCATCTTGATCCACTGCGACGTGATCTTATCCATGCCCTGACCGGCGCTGAATCGAATCTCGAACGCACGACTGAATACCTTCTCAAGGTCGTTGGCATAATCAACAAGAGTACGGACTTCCTGAGCGGCTTGCTTGGCAGCACCGCCTAGGCCACCGCCTCCACCGCCGCCACCACGACCGCCTCCACCAATGGAGCGAGCAGCCTGAGTGGCACGCTGAGCAACACCGGCAAGAGACTTCTGTAGCATGTTGGCGTTACCGGTAAGTTGCTTGGTACCACCCATCATGGCCTGGATTCCCTTAACACCGGATGCTCCGATGCCGGGAATATTGGCCAGGCTAGCCATTAGGTTAGCTGTGTCGATACCCTGTCGCTGTAGCTCTACGAACAGCGCACCAACAGAATCGGCGGCGCTCACACCAAGCTGTTCACCGGCAATAATTGTGGTAACAATGGCCTGCTGTAGTGCGCCTAGATTAGCCGATCCGGCCTCACCCAGGATACCGAATGATGCTACGCCACTTTCAGCGAGCCCGCCGAATAGACCCTCAATAGCGCTGCCCCACTCAGCGAATGCGCTGATGCTTCCGAATGCACCTTCGACACCGGAACGCAATTCGTCAAGCGCGGATGCTGCGCCCCCGGTTTCTGCCTCAAGCCCACCCATCATAAGTGCGGCTTGTTCCGTAGAAATACCCAGCGCGCCGAATGCCGCTTCGGTAACCTGAACGGAGGTCGCTGCCTCTTCTAGCGAGCCTGCGGTAAGTGCCGCTACCTCACCGAACTTACCCAGCGCCTCTTCCGCTTGAAGCGGGATAGCGTTGGTCTGGGCAAAGGAAGTATATTCCGCGTACCATTCCTGTAGGAGGCGGCGAGCTTCCGTCGTGTCATTACGAACGGATGCACTGATCAGACCCTCTACATCGATTGTAGGAGCACCGGCACGGGCCAGTTCAGCATTAGCCTTAACAGCCGCTTCCAGAGCCTCGCTGTTGGCAAGCTGGTTAGCCAGCCATGCCTTTGTGTTGTTACCGATAGCAAAGGTCTGGTTGGTGATTTTGCTACTTGTGTGGTCTATCTCTGAGCCGAGCGAAGTCTGCACTCCGGTCGAACGCTCGATCTGACTGACCCACTCAGCGGACTTCTGGGAAACACTTTCGATGCTACCCTCTACGTGACCCAGCGCATCGCCGGTCTCTTCGTAGACACGAGTGTCGGACACAAGGGCATTGGACAGACCGGACAGGTCACCGAAGGCTTCCTTAGCGCGCTCCCCGGCAGACTTTGTGGCTTCGCTGATCTGCTCGAATCCTGCAAGCAACAGTGTGATACCGGCTGTAATACCGGCACCCCACGCAATACCCTTGATGATGTTACCGAATGTAGTCATGGCTACACCGGCCCCGATCATACGGGACTGTAGCGTACCTAGCGCTGTGCCGGACGCCGTAGCCGATGCTGCCATTGCACGAAGCTCGATATTCACTGTGCGAGTGGCGACAGCCATAGCACCCATACGAGCGGCAAGGCTTGTTAGGATCAGTACGCCACCGGCAAGCAGAGTGAAGATACCACCGAAAATAGCAATCCACTGTGCGGCAGGGTTGCTGGCAAGATCAGTCATGACCTTAATTAGGTCAATGAGACCGTTGACAAGTTCCTTAATAGGACCTGTACCGGTCGAACCTAGCTCAGCGAATAGAGCCTGGATGCTCTGACCCAGAACCTCTAGGCGAGCATTAAGAGTCTCGGATGTGATACCGAATGCTTCGCTAAGCTGAGTGGCCTGTGCGAATCCGTCACCGGCATAACCGAACGACTGAGTAACGATATCAAGGTTCTGTGACAGACGTAGAAGCGCGTTGATATCACGCACACCGGTAATACCTAGCTGACGTAGAACAGTTTCAGCGTTGGTACCCTCGGACTGTAGACCCTTAAGGAAGTCTAGGAATGCCTGGCTGGCGTCACCCTGTGTCCACGCCTGAGAGAAATCGCTAGCGCTTTGACCGGCAAGCCGTGCGAACTCTTCTAGCTCCGAGCCGCCCTGCTGTACGGCAGTGCTAATCTCAGAGAAGATACGGATAGTAGAACCGCGCGCCGCTTCCGGTGCGATACCGAGAGAAGCATAAGACGCCGCAAGACCAATGATTTCATCAGCAGTGAATCTCGCCTGAGCACCCGCCGCTGCAATCTGTGTAGTGGTCGAGATAATAGAACTCTCAGTAGCCACCGAGTTAACACCCACGTTAAGAATCGATGAGCCAAGAGCTTCGTAGTTACCCTGCACGTCAGGAAGAAGGGCGTCAAGACGACCGAAGGCTTCCGCCGACTGCTGAACCGCAACGTCAGTGGAGCTAGTGAACTTGGCCACAGTCTCCGTGAAGTTTGCAATGTTCTGAGACGGAATGTTCAACTGACCGGCAAGCTCACCGATCTGAGCAAGGTTGGCGAATCCGGCAGGAACGCTCTGAGCAAGATCAACAAACTGATCCTGGATGATGCTCATTTCGCTGACTGTTGCGCCAGAGGTACGCTGAATAGAGGCCATGGCAGTCTCGTAGTCTGCCGCCGCTGAAATAGTAAGTGCGTTGAATGCTAGAAGCGCAGCACCGGCAACACCGGTCGCGTTAGAGATATCGTGTAGAGCGAAGCGCGCTGTGAACAGAGAATCACGCATCTGCTCGACGCCCTGAGAAGCGCCGATAGCATTCTTCTCGATTACACCGAAGGAATTACCGACACGCAGACCAGCCGCCGCAAGTGCTCCCTCATCAAGGTCGCTGATTCTGTTGCTGCTGGCACGCTGGGGTTCGGCGTATCGGTTAGCGCGGTGTCGCTGAGCCTGTAGCAGGGAGTCCGCATTAGCCTTGTTGGCCGCCGCTGCCTCACGAGCGCTCTTGGACTCCGCAAGGTTAGCCTCAACCGTAGCGCGGATGAGGCGCATGTTTTCTTCGCGAGCATTCGACAGTGAACGCAAGCGCTGTTCTTCCATACCATAGGCTACCGGACCAGGATAACCCTGTAGGCTAGTGGTGCCACTCTTACCAGCGGCGAAGACACGTCCACCGCCCTGCTGACGACGCGCTACCTCTAGTAGGTTGTCGCTCAGCGTCTTGGCAACTGCGGCCTGCTGACGCATGGCGTCAGTGGTAGCCTGCACGCTCTGTGCCGCTGCCTTACCGGAACGGGCAGTTCCTGTGACACCCTGCTCTACCTTAGTAAGAGCGCGAGCGGCATTGACAGCGACGCTAGCAATGTCTCTAAACGAATCAGCTAGCGATGCCGCCGCGTCTGCGGCAGAGCGCATATCGCGGACAGCATCACTAGCATCGGCCTCTACGCCTATGCGTAGGGTTTCGTCTTCACCAGCCATATTTCCTAGTCTTCGTTAAGGTCCGATAGATAATCTCTACGGGTAGGGAGCGGAGAACCGTCTAGCATTTCCGGCACGGCGTAGGTGTACTCTCCTGGTCTGAGCTTGGGAGCAGGCTTCTTGTTCTGATACTTCTCAAGCTCAGCCGATGCGTAACATACATCCTTTTTCACCTTGAACAACAGATTCTTTTCAGAGCTTCTGCAAATCCAAAGCGGCTGACCGCATTTCTGGCAAGCCTCCCTGTTAAGGATAGTCCATGCCATTGCTAGTTTTTTATCTTCCTTACTCCATCCCTCACTAGGCTGTTTGTTGGTGATCAAACTAGTGGGCGGAAGACCCATCTTATATGCCGTCTCGACGGCTACTGCGTTGTAGTAATTACTCGGCCACGTCAGGACTTCCGCCAAGAAATCCGGCATCGGTAGCCTGGTCAAAGACAGCCGCGTTGAAGTTAACGTTCACAACGCCTCTGACGAGCTTACCGAATTCACCTTCTTTAAGATATCGGCGGAACTTCTCGACGGCTGCCTCATCCCAAACACGAGCGTCGCGAGCACCCTCTACGTTTGTCACGGCCACGATGGTATTGGCGATGAGCTTGTTCTCAGACGAGCGAATCTTCTCGCTGTCAGTTTCGCCCTCTGGAACGTTGTAGAGTTCTTCTACAAGCCCCGGTGGCAGACCGCGAAGCTCGAAGGTAAGCACAGACTTCTTAACCTTCTCAGAAAGCTCTTCGATGCGAGCGTTAATCTCAGTGTAGTCCTGAGTGTCGGGGCTCTCGTCCATCTTAAGACGATCCTGATTAGCCTTTAGTAATTCAGTTGCACTCAATGCATCTGTGTAGACGGTGACCTTCTCATTGGGATAAGCTGTTCCCTCAATGAATGAAAGCACGTCAAATGCGCCCGGTGCCTGGGCCTCTGTAATAGCGTCAATGGTTTCCATATGCACATCCTATCACATTTTAATAAGTAACCATAGACATAAAACCGCCCGTGCCGGGAGTAGTCGGCACGGGCGGAGTCCCTAAGGTAGCAGGGTTTAGGAAACCGTTACAGTCTGTGTAACAGGGGCGGTTGCAGCAGGGTGACTTACCGTGATGGTAGAGGTACCAGCGGCAATACCGGTGATGAAACCGTTCTGCGTCACACGAACCTTTGTAGTGTCAGATGACGAGTAGGTTGCAGTTGAACGAATGCTACGAGTCGATAGAATCGGAGCAAGCGGCTTAGTAGTACCGATGGTCAGCGTGTTCGTAGTTGGAACACCGGTAATAACACCAGCACCCGAAACCATCGTGTACGGGTACAGAAGACCCTGAGGCAGGAACGTAACTGTGAACTTAACAGCGTCGTCACCCTCAGTGTCATCGACAACCGTGTCAGCCACGAAGCGGAATACAGATACGCGGTCGCCAGCGGCCCACGCCTCGTTCCACTTCTTCTCAGCAACGCGCATCACAAGGTAACCGTATGTACGCGGAACCTTGAATGTCTGCCATGCCTTTACGAAGTCAGACGTAGAGTCGGCAGGGTTGGAGTCGCGGAAGAACGAGAGCGTACCCTCGAAGTTAGCGAAACCACGAGTAACAGCGTTACCGGGGTCGGTAATTCCACGGTCTTCCACGTCGTCGGAGTCGGTTGCGCCGAGCGCGAAGTCCTGCCACGAGATTGCGGGAGACAGATCGACGGTCGTCCCGGCAGTCAGAATCGCTGTCGTCGGTGCCGCCGCCTGAGCGGGAGTCATGTTTGCGTCTAGAACCCATGCGATCTTGACGTACTCATTACTAGTAATCTTTGCCATTATTTATCCTTAGGCCAGAGTAGCGTTCGTGAAGACCTGACCGTTAGGCTTGAAGCGAGAACCGAATAGGATGTTCTCACCGTCACCTAGTACGTCAGTCGGGTAGTCGGTGTTAACGCCGAAGATGCTGATTTCCTGACCCGCAGCGAAGGTAGTTCCCTGCGCCGGTCCAATGCGCTTCACGATGTAGTACGGACGGTCAGCGCCAGAGAACAGATCGACTGGAAGCTCGTACACAGCCGTAGGAGAGCCAGCAGATGCAGGACCGTTACGGAAACTGTCGAACGAAACGTTGTAGTTGAAGAAGGTCGGTGTCTGAACGTTACCGATATCACAGATCGAGATTGAGTCGTCCGTGTCAGAATCGGTAAGGTTAATGTCCACCGAGTCATCTGTCAGGGCGCAGGAAATATCCCAGCCAAGACCACCAGAAACAGCGGTGTTCAGAGCAGTCGCAGTGGGAGAGGCCCAGTTAGTTAGAGCACCCGGTGCGAAAGCATATACCGAGAAGTACCCGCGAAGGAGCTTATTTCCCGCCATTAGTTCTTATCCTTATTGTCATCGGCAATACGCTCAACGAGGTCTGCCTTGGTACCAGTCGTATCCAGTCCACGCTTTTCTGCCGACTCGACAAGCTCATCTTTCTTTAGCTCGACAAGTGGAACGGCCACAATTTGCGTGCGCTGATCAACGGGGAGTTCATGGTTAGTCTCAATAACGACTTTATCCTCTTCGAACTCTTCTGGACTGTACTCTTCAAGATCATCACCGAATGAAGGGTGATCTGCGTAGTGCTCCGGGTACGAAGCTACGACACCAGTACTCTTGTGTCGAAATAGCTTGAAAGCCATATGATTCACCTTACTTTTGTTAAAGTCGCTATTCCAGTATAGCAGACACTTATCATAATTAACTCAGGTTAAACCGATATGAAAATGCTGTTGCATGAACGTATCGGTGGAAACCCAAATCCGGGTCTACGAAGCTGTAGCTATTGCCCGGTCGAAGAGAGCTTCCGTCATTGGGGCGGAAGTCCGTCAACATCTTTACGCGAACCTGATCGCGAATATCTCGTGTCACTCTGTCGTCAGGACTGACCGTGTACACCGTGAAGGTGGCACGCTGGGTATCCTTGTCAGGGCCGCATATTCCGTTGTCATATTCCTGGAACCCGCCGTTGAACTTAACGAGAATGTACGGCTTGAAAAGCTTGTTCTCGTCAAGTTCTGGCAGATAGCTGTCGTCGGTGTAATCACCCTCCATAACATCGACGCCAGGAATCTCTTTGATGCGGGCGACGATATCATCCTCACCCTGTAGTGTAGAAAGAGGCATTATCCTTCTCCATCCGTCCACATAGCTGCGTTGTTAACTCGGTATCCCTGTGGGTTGGTACCCAGCAGGTGTAGCTCACGACGCAGAAAGTCAGATGCGTACTGTAGCGAATTCATCGCCTGCACGCCGTTCTTTGTTCCGTGCTCCTGGAAGATAGAATACCCAGGCTCACCGTTAAGCCAACCGAGAGCAAACTCGTACTTAGCCTTGCCAACCTTGCCGCCGCGCCACTTAACGCCAGCAATCATTCTACCGGTGTCCTTACGACCAGGACCATTACCACCGAGAGCGGCACGGGCCTGACCGGTAGGAGTGACAACATCGGGGCTATACTCGATGTAGTTACGCATAACATCTGCCGCCGAAGCAACTGCGCTCTGTAGCTTCTGGAAGTAGAATTTCTCCATTACTTCCTCGGGAAAGCCGATGATACGGTTCTGCACATGGCGCAACTTGGCAGGCTCGGTCTTAACTCGAATAGGTAGCCAGTCAGCCATTATGTATCCGCCTTTAGGTCGGCCTCACATACTAGGTCAGTCAACCAGGCATTAGAGCTACTGATAGCTCCACGAACCTCTAGCGTATACTTTGTCAACTCGGGGTTATCCGGTGAAGCTGTCACAATGACAATATCGTCAAGGTGAATAGCTGTCGCTACATTCTCGATCTGTACACGCATAAGGCGACGGCCCGATGTATCCTGGCCTACCACCATGTCACCGATAATACCGTAAGGCTGCACCCGTGCCGGAACAGATTCCAGAATGGTTTCGAATGCAGTTGTGGTCCACGTTTCAGTTTCCTGATCGTAAACAGGAGTGGGGGCTACAGTGCTCGGGTTTTTGCGAATGACTTTGATAGTAGCCAGCATGAAGTCTGCGGCTACCGGCGTGTGGTGTCTTGTCCACCTTGGGTCAAGCGCTCCCCGTGCATATAGCTTCATATTTTCTTCCTAAAATGTCTTACTGCTGAGATTCTGAATTCTCGCCAGAACCGTTTAGCCGAGACTCTAGTCCGGCGAGTTCGGCAACAAGATCAAATCCAGGGTACTGTGCGGCGGTAAGTTGCACCGGATCAATCTGAACAGGGGTAAGAGTGTCGCCGTCGTCTACGACTGCCTGTACGGTGATAGTAATGGATACGGGACGTACTTTCTTATAACTCATCGTTCAAGTATTCTCTCTTAGTTGTCTACGTATAGCGCTCGACCCGCGCCCCCTGGACCGGTATTGGTTGCGCCGATCTTGACACGGGACATGGACTTGACGCCTGCCCGATCAGTGCGAAGTAGGATGCCAACCTCGTTGGCGGCAGGCTCATCAAACTCCGCCTGAGTCTGTGTCGCCGCAGTACCGGAGGGTGTTGTATTGATCTGGAACTTTGCACCCTGAGCGGTCGTATAGACCCAGGACTGCGTTGTTACAGCACGGAGGACAACTCCCGCGCGTTCGGTACCAGCATCGACCGCCCCGAAGCGGAGTGACCCGAGGTTATTGGCGCTCGTTGGCACTGTAGGTAGTGTCGGCGTGCCCCGGTTCTTTGACAGGAATGTGTACGGCTCAGCGGCTGTGCTGTCGTTGTATGTTCGGTACTGAGAGCCCAGCGTGCCGCCATGCTGGAATATGATCGGGATAGTCGATTGCGTGACCTCACTGAGAAATGTCAGACGTGAACCGTACTGAATTTCCAAGGCACCAGTCGTTCCCATATTCTTCACGGCGACGACTTTGTGAGCCCCGTCCCAAATACCGATGGGACGAAGTACGCCAGTCCCGGACGCCCATGGGCTGATCTTAAATTCTAGCGGATTCGAGGCGTTCTCACCGGATGCCTCAATGGCCAGGAACTCGCGGTTCGGAACTCCGCCGCCACCGGGCGTTAGGTACAACTGGAAACCGGCGACTGCACCGCCTACATCGGTTCCACCCCGAGTGGTGGGCGCAACCTCGAAGTACGGCATAACACCAACCGATGTTCCGGTTAGGTGAAGGCGCTGACCATAGAAGCCGTCAACAAAGGATAGCTTCAATAGGCTACCGATGCCGATACCCTGAACGGGATCAAAGGTTTGCTTAGCTGTAAAGACTCTGGCCTCGTCTGCAATAGTGGCATCTACCGCAGTCTCCGACAGGCGTCCGATATTAACTGTGTCTTCTACATCGGTAACAGCAACGCCTAGCTTTTCAAGTTCAGCATTTAGCGGTTCGTCCCAGTTACGGGTGTTTTTTGCAATAGGGTTGATAGCTACCATTAGTTTCCGTAGCCGCCATTTCCGAAGTAAGGATCATCATATCCTGGCAGTGCCCACTCGGTAAGCTCTGGGTTGCGCCACGGTCCACCGAATCCATCCACAATATCGATGTAGAATTCGCCAGCCATTTCATCTTCTTTGTCGGCACGGTCGAAGAGCACTTGCGCGTTCTTACGCATGGCTTCGGCTACTTGTGCGCCGTTGGTCATCAAGTCCTGTGTCTTAATAACCTTGGAAATCATAGCTTCGCTATTAGAGATAGCGAGCATCGCATATCCAGCACCGCGCAGAACGGAACCGTTGGCTACTTCTACATAGTTGGTAAGTTCATCGTCAGTGAAGAGCGTCGTGCCGTCGAACACAGTTTCGCTATCAGGGATGAGAATTCTCATCTTCTCAACGTCGGTTGCCATATCTCTCCCTAATGAGAAAGGCCCCGACCCTTTCGGGCCAGGGCCATTCCCTTTTGTTTAGCTAGGCTTACGGAGTACCGAGAGAGACCACAGCAGTCTCGAACGCGATACCAGCAGCACCCACGAAGTGACGGACACGGAACTCAATGTCGTCGTTGATGAAGCTACCCTCACGGCCAGGAACCTCGCCACCGCCAAGGTAGTTACCCGTAGCGTTCGCGATACGAAGCTCAGGAGCCTCGCGACCACGAATCTTCGAGAACACCACAGCAGGACGAACGCCCTGTGAGCCTGTAGGCAGAAGGTACCAAGTTGTGTTAACGTTGGCGCTCTTGTCAATGACAGGAAGCCAAGGGTTAACGATCAGGTTAATGTCGCTGACCGGGTTAGCGTAGGTGTAAACACCGTTCACCGGGTCAGTAATCTCGAAGGCAGTTACGCCTAGAAGACGGCGAGCCTCAGCCTCAAGGGCAGGAGGAACCATCAGCGAGAAGCTGTTGACAACAACCGGGTTGCCGTTGTAAGTGCGGCTACGGATGTGCGAAGTAGCCTCGACAAGCGCGTCAATCGACAGCGGAGCGTCGTCTTCGCTGTAACCGTTAGCAACCTTGAACGTGTTGCCGTTGGTGTTGTTGAAGAAGGTCGAGTTAGGACCAGTCTCCGAAGCAAGAACCTCAGTGGCAACAATGTCTTCCTGGTTGCGAGCAAGCTGAGCAAGCTGGTTAGGAAGCGACTCAAGCACGCCCCACTCGTCGTTCAGAAGCATCTCGAACGAGAACTGAACACGAGCACCGTACTTAGCAACTCCGAAGCTAGTCTCGCTAGCCGAGAAGCTGATAGTCGGGAACTCAGTCAGCTCGGGGATACGCGGAATACCACCAGGGGCATCCTTAATAGTGTCGTATCCACCGTTCTCGTCAGGCAGGTTCGAGTTATCGAACGCTAGGCTGTAGAACGCCTGCGGACGCAGGTTGTTGACGTTGTACTGACGGGTGTACTGAGGGTACACAGACTGAATCTGGTCGTACTCCCCCATGAATGCCGCAGCAGTGATGGAGCGTAGAACGCTCGGGAAGTCGCTCGTGCTGTGCGACTCTTCGACGCTCATTGCACGGCGAATCTCGCCCTTGATAGCGCCCTGAGCCTCGTAGTTACCGGCAAGAGCGCCTTCTACGAGCTTAGCGACGTGATTATAACGTTCCTGGGTGATCATTAGTTAGACAGCCTTACGATAACGGGCTGGTTGGCGGTCGTACCCTTAGCAGAAAGAGCGTGTCCAAACAGCGGGTTTGCTGCCGAGTTGTCTGTTGTAGTCAGAACACCGGTAGCAGTGATGATGTAAACGGGCGCACCAACCGTAAGAGCCGTAGTCGTTGACACGGGGATCATGAACGCACCCTTTAGGGCAACCGACGCAAAGCCGGGCTCGTTAGACGAAGCGGCCTTATCGTAGTCGTTCGGTCCCTTGTCTACAGAACCCTCGTTGGTAAGGAGCACACCGTTCAGGCCACCAATGCGAACCGGCTGGCCAGATAGCTTACCGGTCGGCACAGGGAGGCTAAGGAAGTCAGCTTCCTTATATACCTGATTCTTTGCCATTACTTACTTTCCCTTGCTCCACGCACCGATTGTCGGCACCGTGATCTTCTTAGCGGACTCTTCGGCTTCTACTTCCTTGCCCGCAGACTCTTCAACGCCATGCGTCTCGGCTTCCTTGCCACCGTGAGCCTTAACGTAAGCCTCTTCGGCCTCGATTAGCTCAGCAATGTCCTTGCCGTTAGCCTTGTGAAGATCGAGCACTCGGGCACGACCGTCAGCGTCAAGAGTAGAGTTAACAAAAGCCTCAGCGATTTCTAGAGCCTTGGCGTACGCTTCGTCCGTGCCGCTTTCCTCTACCGGGGCCTCAGGCTTAAGCTGTTCCTCGATAGCAGTCAGACGTGCATCGAACTCGGACTTGATTGCAGCGCTAACGCCGTCAACAATGTCCTTTAGTTCCATTGTGTCTCCACTTTCTTCAACACGAGTTTCCTCGTCTTCAATTGCCGACTCTAGGATCGACACGATCTTACCGCCAGCACCGGGACGCATCACAAAGTCAACGCTACGTGCGGAAGTAAACTGTTGGGCAATCGGCACGCGCTTGCCATTGATGACGCCTTCCTCAGCGACAACATTGGCGCGAACGGAAATACCGATGCGGCTCATACGGGCTTTGATCATGGGTGCTGCGTCTTCGAAGACCTCAACATCACCATATAGTCCGTCGTTCTCGTAATATGCATCCTCAGCTAGTTCACCGACGAAAGTACCTACTGAACCAAATGGTCGTAGAGCCTTTTCTTCGGGAGTCTGGTGATCGATGAACATAGGGGTTCCCTTGGTGAACACCTTGGGACCATCACGACGAACAACGTCGGCAGGGTAGTACGCGCTAGAGCCTAGCTTGTCACCCTCGATAAGACGAATCTTTAGACGACGACCGGTGAGTTCACCGACCGTTCCTAGGGATTCATTAATTTCAACGTTTTTCATATTGACCTTTTACTATGTTACCATAAGTTTAACACTTAGACTATGAGTTAATTAAGGTAATGGTATTGATCTTGTTTCCAATACCATATTAGATGCATTTTCCGCACCCAAGAATCGTACCCGTTCTGTTTCGCTGGTACGAGCAGGTCCGATGAATCCCAAGCCAGTCTTGTCGCCAACCTCAATCTCTACGTCGCTCATTTCAAACCACTCACCCGTGAAGCCTCCGGTGTTGATCAGGTAGATACCAGAGCCGGAACCTACAGCGGACGGAGACGTGAACGCATATTCATAGGTCCTAATGGTAGCCCCGATAGGAAGGCCGGTCGCAATTACAACGCTTCCGGTAGTGGTAGTGATGGTGTTACGGAAGGACAATTGCCAGTTGGTGCGCTCTTCGGACCCTCGGACACGGAAACGCACCGTGTACAGAGTGTCAGTTCCGAAGTTGGTACCTCGCTTGGGTCCGCCTCGTTGAGCACCATTGGTCGGGTTGCTGACTCGCATAGCCGTAGCACGTCCGAATGCAGACCCATCCACGCTGCCCAGCGTACCGGGACTAGCCATCCAGTCGGTAGCAATGTTAAGGCCGACACCGAACGGATCATTGAACAGGTTTCGACGCTGTTGAACCCACGGAGTATAGTCGTATACTGACAACGCGCTACTAATAAGACCCGATTCCCAAGCATCCGATTGCGCCGCAAAATACGCGGTAATATGCTCAGTCATGGTGTAATTATCGGCAGGTACCAATCCGCTGTTAGCGGCAAAGAAGGCACGGCCCCTAGCCCCAAGAGTTGGTTGATCGAATCCAGCGCGTCTAAATACCCAGTCTTGGTGCTGCTGTTCAGTTAAAAACAGTTTAGGGTCGTAGTCAGACAATGATGCCCAGTATTCATACGAAGGCGTCATAGTTATCTCTTCTTACTGTCTGCCGCTCTGCTATCGCGGGCCTGGTTGTTGGTGCTCTGTGCGCCGCCCTTAGCGGCTACACCGCCTGATACACCTTGCTTGGCAATGACGCTCTGCTCACGCTCGAAAGCCTGTTCAGCCTGCTCATCGGCACGGTCCTGCTCTTCCTTCTTGGCAGGGTTGTCCTCGATAGTCGGAAGCTCCCACCACGGCTTGATAGGACTAATGTTCATGGCTTCAAGAACCTCACGACGTACCTCTGCTGGGAACAGAACGTTAAGCTCCATCGCCGTGCCGAGCGCAGCTACGTGATCCTTCTCCGAGGACGCCTCGATTGGCGGGAACACCACGGATGCATATTCAGAAGGTTCAGGCTTCTCGCCAGCGCTCTCGTAGACTTCCATTTCTTCTTCGATAGTAAGAAGCTGGCTGGACATGTTAAGGTCAACCTTAGCGCCCCAGAACTCGAAGATTTCCATGAAGCGCTCAACGTGTACCTGTTGACGTGACTCCATCGCCTTGAGCGTAGGAAGGTCAAGTCCCTCTTCTGCGGCGCGGTTGGATGAGCCAGAGTCCGACAGGATGACAACCTTGGAGACTTCCAGACCCGCCGCAATACCGCTGGCTAGGGCATCACCGTTGTCGAAGTCCACATTGGACCCTGTGGCATTGATTGGCGTAACCTCGTGGGTTCCCACGTATGCTCCACCGACACTGCGAAGCTCGCCAGTGAGAGGGTCACGGGTTGGGGGTGCCATTACTTGAGCGGACGCCACGTTACCGGCATTGGCGTTCGGTACCTTCACCTGCCACGCTAGGCGGCTGTACGCCTTAACGAGCATGGCATTGTCCTCAAGGTACTCCTTGTACGCCTTAGCCCAGTAGATAACGGGCAAGATATCCGGCACTCCCCAACGCCAGCCTACCTGCTTGTTTACTGCTGTGTGCTGAATGATATAGTTCTGCTCTACGCCGTGCTTGTTCCAGCGCTTAGGGAGATTCTTACCGAGAGCCTTAAGCTTCTGGTAGTATCCCATGCTGGCATACCACTTGATTTCTTCCTTGGTGTCCTGCTCCCCGGTTTCACGATTCGTCACTACAACCTTGTAGGTACGCTGGTAATACCAGATTTCTTCGCGATCCATCGGGTTTGTTACCGCATTGGTAATCTCATCAAGAATTACTCGGAACGATGAAGTCGGCATGCCCTTGACTTGGTCAACGAGCGGGAGCGCAATGAAAGCGTTACCATCCGTCGCCAGTACTCGCTCAAGTTCTTCGTATGCCTGCGGCGAAAACATCTTCGAGCGGTTCTTTGCGAACTGGTCCTTAACGCCTTCGATACCATCGAACTTAACGCCTCGGCCCCATACATAGCTGATTCGTGCATTAACCCCTCGCTTAACCCAAGGATTAACCGCATTCATCGCGCGGGCCACCTTAGCGATTTCTTTAACGGTCTTTAGTGGCAGTTCCTTGGCATCCTCGCCAGGAAGCGGTGACCAGCCCACATTATCGAATGCATCGCTAATGCGGAGCAGGTCTTCTTCGATTTCTTGTACTCGCCCGGTGAGGTAGCCCACTTCCTCAGTAAGGGCTTCATTCTTCGCATATTCCAGCGCCCAGGCAGGACGATAAACCCCTAGGTCTTCTACTACTTCCTCAGGGGCACGGGGTGGTCGAAACAAATCTAGAGCGCTCATATTACTTCCCATTATATCGTATATACCACGAAACCAGGAATAACGAGATAGTTACTCCTGGTTTCGGGTTCTAAACAGAATTAGTATGGACTGAACCAGCCCATTTCGCCTGCCAATTGCATAAAGTCGTCGGCACGCATGCTGATCTTCTCGCCGCCCAGATATTGACCGTATGGGTTAGCTGCCATATCGTCAAGGTCGTCGGCCAGAGCATAGATCAATGCATCGGCATAGTCAGGAGATTTCAAACCGCGCTTGGCGATATCATCCTTGGACTCCACCTGCATACTGTTCCAGCGGTTCTTGTAGGAGTACTGGATCATTTCCAGCTCTTCTTCAAGCTTTCTATCCTCCGGGTCAATATCGACGCGGCCCATGAACATATTCTC